TGCCTTGGTAAGCTTCCTCACCTTGAGCCATCTTAGTTGCATGCATCAATTGTGCTTCAGACATTGCCATTTTCGTCTTCTGCTTGTTAGCATAAATCTTACTTCCAGCAGAAACGGCTAATTTGATTGCCGATAACCACATACTAGTACCAAGTTACAGTTGATCTTTTGTTTTTTAGCATTCTTCTTTGACCTTGTACTCTATCTTTTTGAGATTCATTTGGTTTTGACATCTCAACAGGTACTCCGCCTTTTAAAAGACCATCTTTGTTTGTAAATTTTTTAAAATCTACGTGTTTTGACTGAGTTTTGATCATAATTCTCCTATTTTTACTTAACTATCTATCGTTTTTAAGTGCATTTTGCAATAAAGTTTTCTCAATTGAAGTTTCAGCTCTCATTTCTGCTAATTCTTCGTTCTGTTCTAACTTATTGTCTTGGTTTTGTTGATTCATGACTGCTTTCATACGATCTAAATCAATTCTTTTAGACTCATATTCTTTTCTTCTTTGATTTTCAGCTGCTCTTAAGTCTAATTCTCTAGCTTTTAACTTAGCAAGAGGGTCATTATCAAATTGAGAAGTGATATCTTTCTCTTCCTTCATAAATTCTTCAGTCATTTCAGCNATCAACACAGCTTTTCTTGCTTCAAACTTGTCTGAAAACTGTTTTAACTGCATTTGAACCTGTGGATTTTGTGCCATTGCAGGATTTGCTTGAGCTTGTTGTTGTATTTGTTGGATTTGTTGTATCTCTTGAGCCATTTCCATTTCAGTTTGCTCTTGTGCCATCAATGATATGTGTTCAAAAATATTTTTTTCTAAACTTGCCATGATAGCTGGATTATTTCTAGCAATATTAGTAGCCATAAAATTTAAGTGAGCTGTAATATGTGCTCTGTGATCTTGTGCAGGGAAAGCTTGAAAAGGTTTTCCACCCATCGCATCAATATGTTCTAGTGCAGGGTCTTTTGGAGCAGGTGGCTGAGGACGTATTAATATTGAATCTACATCTTTTACACCTAACGCTTCATACATGTTTCTATAAACATTGTATGTATTGTGAATTTGAGGGTTTGACATTGCCAGCTGTAACTCTGTTTGCGCTAAAGATATTCGCTGTGATTGAGAGAAAATATTCGGGTCAGCAACTGGCAATATATCTATCCTGTCATCGAAGTCCATTTGTTTAATCATTCTTTGGCCACCGACGACGTCATATGGATATTCTTGGGGTAAGTATGTTTTAAATACTTGTGATAATAATTTAAATTCTTCTTTTAAGGCTGCGTAAATTCTTTTGTGAATTGCAGACATTGTTCTGCTTCCTCTTTCAAGCAAGGCGACTGTCGTTCCCACCGCGGCTTGCTGATTACCCTCACCTACTTGCAGGTCTGCTATGGAAGCAAATCTTTGTCCTGCATTAACTACGACACCCATAAGCTGTAACAGAGTTGATGAAGGCTCTTTGTATGGAAGCATCATAAAGGCATCTCTAATACTTCCGCCTGGCGCATCTACATCTCTAAATTCTCCTGGTTGAATTGATTGTGCATCATCTCTAATTCTTATTCCTCTTTGTTTAAATCCTGCAGGTAAATTTGATAACGTTCCTGCATCTAACAAAGACCTTAAAGCAGCTGTCGCTGTTCTTGATAATCCACCAATCATATGAATTAAACCAAAACCATAAAAACCTAGTCCTGGTAAAAATTTAAAGTGTACAAAGTAATTTATTTTTCTTTTTAATGGGTCGTTTTGTGCGTAGTTTCTTCTAATAGATAAAATTTCTCTTGAGTCTTCTTCTATTGTTACAACATAAGGTAATTTAATTCCTGTTGGTTCACCATCTTGTCCAATATCTTCAAATCCATCTAAATCTAAATCAATATGAAACTCTAATAGTGTATGCAGGTCTTCATTCTTACCTGTTTTTTTCATGCCTTCTAGTTCATGTTCTTTCTTTTCAATTTCTGTTTCATGTGCTTGTCCAGGTTCGGGTATTTCTACATCCTTGTAGAAACCCATGACCTGTTGTTTTCTCAAATCATTTTCTGTAATTTTAATTACGTGAACGATGGATTCCGCATCTTCTAATGAGGTAGCAGAATACGGAACTACTAAATCGTCCGCAGGGACAAACTTAGAAACAGCTCGTCCTAATAAATCATCATAGTAAACTTTTTTAAAAGTTGATCCAGCTAGTGGAAGATGAAATAACATAGAATCAAACTCAGGTTCGTATTCCTTCATTTGATCCATGATTTGATAATTCATAAATTCTTTTACACGGTTCGCTTGTTGAACTTTTTGTGGAGTGTTGATTCCTAAAATTTGTGTTCTTACTGGTCCAGTAGCCGGGAGTAACTCTTTATAAGCGAGAGCCTGAAACTGTGTAACAGCTTCAGCCAAAACCGGGTGAGTCGCGCCCGAGGCACCTTGAAACGGTTCTGATTTTTTTTCATATTTAAATCCTAATANATCAAGTCCAGTTGTGTAAGTATGTTCCCAATCTTTTCTTGATGCTTTGTAATCTCTATAATTTTCTATTAATGATGCGCTTAATCTACCAGATTCTGTTTCGTCTAAATAATCTGCTAAGTTTGCGTTGTGGTCTGTTGGGGGCGGTAAGTTTTGATCTTCACCGTAATTAATATCTACAGATCCATCTTCGTTTTCAATTACTTCAGATGGAAATCCTGCGTTTTCTGGTTCAGATATTTCTTGAACCATCTCATCTTGAGTTACTTCTATAGTTTCATCTACGTTTGGTAGCGCTTTGTCTATTTCTGCCATTTATTTTCTCCAATCGGACTGTTTTAACATTGTTATATTTTAAATTCAAGCCTTGTGGTTGAGGACCAGATTTAGGTGGTAGTAAGTGTACTTTAGGGTATTTATTCATTATGCTCCTGTAATATCAAATGCAAATGCTTCTTGTTCAGCTCTTTCAGCTTCTTGTTCTTCGGGAGATAGTGCATCAAATCTTTTTTGGTCTTCATATCCCAATTTACCTAATTTATATACACCTTCACCAGCTAATAATGCAATACCTACAGGTGATGCAGCTCTTGCAATTTTCAATGCAGTTGTAGGTTTCAGTGCAAAAGGTATTCTTATTCCAGCTAATGTTTCAATTCCTTTTCTAACTAATGGATTTTTTATTTTTTCAGATACACTTGTTACACCTTTTACTAAGGTTGGTGCGAGTGCAGCTTCTAATTCAAAACCTAATCTATCTGCAGTTCTACTTAAATCATACCCACCCTCAGGTTCAAAAACTTTATTTAAAGCAATCATACCAGTTGGTCCTGTACCTAAATTAACTAAAGTACCTAATGCTTTTCTTCCTGCTTTAGTTAAAATACCTAATCCTGCTGTTGTTCCAGCAGCCACTTTTTCCCCAGTGCTTAATCCTTTTTCTACAAGTGATTCACCACTCGCTGCTTCAGCCTCTGTTTCTAATAATCCTAATCCTACAATCCCTACAACCGAAGCAGCTCCACCTGTTTTTATTGCTTGATTTAAAAATTTTCTAGCTTTCGGTAAATTGTTTTCTTTAAATAATTTTATGGATTGTTTCAAATCTTCAGGGAGTAATTCAAATTCTTTTGTTTTATCTCTATTAGTCGCTATAAAACTTTTGATAGCTCTTTCTGCTTTTTTTACAATTGGATCATCTATAGAAACTTTAGGATGAATTGGAACTATTTTATTATCTTTAAATTTATATTTTGTAAGTTTGAGACCAAAATCTTTTTCACCCTGTTTAATTAAATCATTAGCTATATCTAAATATTTTTTCTTTCCAGTTTCTTTAGCAAGATTTATTTGAGTGCTTACTTTTTTATCTAAATTACTTCCTTTTAAAACTCTATTAACATAAGGATCTATCGCTGTCATTTTAGTTAATGCTTCAGGATCACCTATATTAGCTGCTCTACTAATTCCACCTAAATGTTCTGCTCCAAATTTAAAACGTTTATCAAATAAATTATATATAGGATCTACTTCAGTTCGTTTAATATATCTATAATAAGCATCTTCACTATTAATTGGACTACCTGTCATAGGATCTTTTTCAGGAATTATACCTTGTTTTTTAGCAACATCTAAAAGTTGTCGTGTGCTTAAATTATATTTTCTTTGCATACGATCTAAAGAACTACCTTCTCCAGCTTTAGATTTTAATGGAATACCTAATGATTCTTTAATTGTATTATTTATATATTTTTCAATTCCATAATCTCCAGCTTGTGTAACCTCTCTTCCCAAATCTTTTAGTGGAGTAAAAAGTTTTGTCCCTTTTGTTATATATGTACCTCCTTCTGATTCTTTTATAAATTCAGGGTATTTATTTTCTAAAAAAGATTTTAAGTCTTGTTTAAATTTTTCAGGAGCTCCTGCAATATTTTGATCATACATTTTTTTATATTTTGATTTATTCTTTTTTATAAATGAATTAAAATCTCTTAATGATTGTTCTTTTTTAGAATTAAAAACTTTTTGATTTCTATTACTTAATTTAACAAAGTCTCGTTGTTTTCTTATTCTATCTTTTAAAGATTGTTCTACTAAAACAATTGGGTTTAATTTTTGAATTCGGCCAGCATCGTATTTGTCTAAAAATTGTTTATTTTTTTTATATAACTCATTAGCTATTTGATTTGTAGTTTTACCTTTTTTTAAATCTCTTAATAAAGAATCAAAACTATAATTTAACTTACCTAAAATTCCTTTAGCTCTATCTAATTCTAAATTTTTTTTCGTTTCTGAAAAACCCTCACGTGTGCCAAGATCAGTTCCTAAAAAAGCTCCACCACCAATAGCAAAATTCTTACGATTTTGTTCCGTAATAATATTTAAAAATCGTTGATGACTTGGACTTGGCTTATACACTCTTACCACCAGAGTATAGTTTTTTTAATTGCTTTAATCTTTTCAAAGCGGTTTTTCTAGCCTTTTCATTTTGAACTAAAAGATTTTTTTGTGCACCTGTGGTTGCTTTTTTCTTTTTTAGCTTGTTTAAGTTTTTAGCATAGCTTGATAAAGTTGAAGTAAGTTTATTAAATTTATTTCTTTCTGATTTTGATATTTTATCGAAAGGTTGGTCGTAGTCCGGTTTCATGTATTTTTTAACTCTTTTATTTTCACCACCAGATTTAAAACCAACTCTACCACCTTGATTATAGGCAGGTGTAGCTACACCAGTTTGTCCACCACCATAAGTAAAATTAGTTGGACCTGTATATTGTGGTTGCGCTGATGTTTTTCTATACTTACCATAACCCATTTTTTTATCATATCTATCTTCTATCATTGCAAGCTCATCATCACTCATTGCTAACATTTCGTCTAGAGTATAGTCTTCACCAATCTCTTGAGCTTTTTGCATATAGTTTGGAATTGCTCTGTTTAAAATTTGTACAAGCTCATCTTGATTTTTAAATTCAGTTTTCATTCCTGGAGGGCCACCTGGACCAATTAATTGAGGACCTGGATCATTAACTCTTAAAAATTCTTCAAACTCAGGACTAGCGTCTGGATCAGTTGGATCAAAACCAAGCTTGTCTCTAGCTGTCTGTTCGTCCATTGCAAAAATTTCATTTATTGAAAGACCTTTAAATTTTGGTCCGCTTGTATCTGTTGGTGTCATACTTCTGTATTTACTAACATCAACTCCTAGGTCCATTAAATCTCCAAGGGCTATATTTCTTGAGTCTTCTATACCACCTGTAAATGTACCACCCTGATATTTAGACATATCAAAAGGTTGTGGAGCTGCAGGCTGTGGAGCTGCAGGCTGTGGAGCTACAGGTTGTGCGGGTTGAGCTGTCGGCGCTTGTGGTTGAACTGTCGGGGGTGCAGGTTGCGCAGGCGGAGCTGTTGGTGTTGGTGGTTTCGCACCTGGTTGTCTTGCCAAATAATCTTCATATGATTGTTTTTTTCTAGCTGCTAAATCAAGTGATCCACCTATAGCGAAATTTTCTCTTTCATCATTTTGAGTAAACTGAGTTATTAAAGGTTCTATTTCTGGAACAATTTTATTTAACACGTCACTAACTGATGGAGTTAATACATCATCCAATACTTGCATGTCTTCTGCAGTAAGGCTTTGTAATCTTTGCATTAAAGTTTCTTTTATCATTATCTTAATTCCTCTTTACTAGCTAATCTTGGTTTTACAGGTATTTCTTTAGAAAATAAACCACAAACAAAACTACCTGGATATATAATAATATCTGCTAATGTAGATTTTAAAGTTCTTTTTTGTTTTCTAACGTGGTTATCATAGAAAGCTTGCATAACATCTGTCCAAAAACCTTTTTTGTTTAATAAATATTTTGCAACTACTTTACCCCAAACATTATATCCAGAACGCCACCAATCAGGTTGCTTACTAGACCAAACTGTTAAACGAGAAAACTGTTGAGCTTTATCCCATAATCCATGGTGAACCATTTGTGAACAGCACCAACGGCCGCCACCGCCGCCTCCTCCGCCGCCACCGCCTCCGCCGCCACCACCAGGTCTATTTGTGCCTGTAGGTGAAGAAGGTCTTGAAGGTGCAGAAGGTTGACCTCTACCTCTGTCAGGAATTCCTCTGTTAGTTCCAGGTTTGTTTGTACCTGTGGGTGAAGATTTAGGTGCGCTTCCCATGTCTCTACCACCACCGCCGCCACCACCTGAAGATGTAGAAGGTTTTGATTTCGGTGCAGAAGGTTTAGGTGTAGATTTAGGAGCGGTTGCCATATCTCTACCACCGCCACCGCCGCCAATTGTTGCCGGGTTTGCAGGTTTAGGTTTAGAAGTTACACCAATGTTAGTTGATCCTCTACCTCTATCATCTATTTTATCTTGAGCTGTTACTTCNNTTTCTAATCTTGCTGTAATATCTCTTGCATCGTCTTGATTTGAACGACCTGTATTTGTTGTTGTATCTGTTAATCCTATCCCTGTTTTAATTGCATCCTCTATTCCTTTATTTTTTGCATCTGCTACAAAATTATATCCTTTATTTAACATTTGAGCTGTTCTAATTGCTTTACCTAAACCAGGTATTACAGCATCTAATAAAAATGAAGCCGCTGTAATAGTTTTATTGTGTTTAGTTGCAAACTCATTTGCCTTTTCTAAAATATTTTTATCATCAGTTTCAGCTTGAATTGATGCTGCAAAATCTTGAGTTTCAGGTAGTGATGTAATTTGTGCAAAGTCTGCACCACCTCCTATTTGTGTATAAGCAGTTTTTGGGCTTGGTGAAAGTATTGATGAGGTTCCATATTTATTTTCAATATATTCTTTAGCAGCTATGTTTAAACTTGCATTTCTTGGCCCACCTTCTTGTTTATCTAAGTCATTAACTGTTGCATCTTGACTAATTTTTCCTTCTGATTTTAAAAATTCTAACTTAGCTTGATTATATTGATCTTGAGTAATACGTTTAGTACCTGCACTATCTGTAAAAATTTCAAAACCATCATTGGCATCAGCTCCTTGATTTGTACCTGTATTTGTACCTGTAGCTGCTTTATTCGCTGCAACGTTCGCAGCTGTACTTCCAAGATCACCAGTATCAACTGATGTGTAAGGATTGTTTTTTTCTCCTGGTAAGTAACCACTATAACCTTGTTTTATATAAGCTAGTTTTCTTTCTTGAGAACCTTCTGGAAATGAATAAGCTTGAACGTTAGCATATTTTTCATCTATAGAATCTGGATCAATTGCTCCTGCGGTATATGAAAGGTTACTCATTACATTACCCATATCTCTTCCGCCTCCTGGACTTGTAACATAATTACTCGCGTTGCTCGTTCCTTGTGTCGAGCTACCTGTTGATGTTTGATTGTTTGAACCACCTGTTACTATTGATGAACCACCTCCTGATGATGTAGTTCCTCCACCTGCGTTTGGATTATATGGTGCTGCAGGTTTTGGCTGCGAGCCACTCGATCCTCCAGTCGTGCTACTCGTAGCGGGCGTCGAGAATAAATTAGCACCAACACTGCTAGCTGGTCCTCTGAAACCTGTGCTTGCACTAGTTGCACCTTGTCTTGCAAGGTAGTCTAAATATGATTGTTGTTTTTTCTGTGCAATTTGTTCTGCTGTAAATGGCGAGCCACCTACTGCAAGATTTGTTCTAACATCTAATTCTACTTTCTCATCATCTTCGTTTAGTTCTGCTTCTAAGAAAGTATTTAGTTCTGGAAATTTATTTGATGCAAGAAGTTTTCTAAATCTCATTTGTTTATTGTCTTCTTGATCTTTTTGTTTTTGAACGTTTTTAATTCTTATTTTTTCATACAGGTCTGTTATTTCAGATAGACCGTCTGGTCCTGTTCCCATTGCTTGTTTAGTTCTATTTTGGTTTTTAAATATTTCTATAATCTCATCAGGGCCTTTACCTTTTTCCATCATTCTAAATGCTTCATCAAGTGTTGCAAGTAGTTCTGCTTTTCTTTGTGGGTTATCGTCTATTAAAATTTTATCTACAAGATCGTCATCAATACCAGGATACTTTGCTTTTATTTCTAGTCTCTCCACCATCTTAGGTGCCATCTTTTTAATTTCGTCTGTTTCTCTAGCGCCTTTTACAATCATGTCATATGCTTTGCCATAAGTGTCGATAATATCTTTTTGATCAAACATCTCTCTATCAACACCGAATTGTTCTAGAACATCATCAACAACTACGTCCGCATCATACTTTGCATCACCTGATAAAAAAAGATTATCTATGCTCTCTTTAATTTCATCCATAAGATTTTTTCCTTTACCAGCTAAAAATTGTATTATCTTTAACTTACCTTGAGCGTAATGGACTCTATTAATACCACCCATTGAGTTTGGCTTTCTATCGGTGGTGTCAAACTTAAGTAAAATATCTTCTTGTTCTATTTCTTTTTGAATATCTGCAAGTTCATCTGGAGTGTATCCTTGAGGTGGTTCCTTTGGCATTTTAACATCGAAGAAACCTTCTTGCTCTATAATCTGAGTTAGTGATTTGGGTTTTTTACCCATTCTATCCATTTCAACTAATTCTTCAGCAAGATTATTTATATCAATTAACACATCCTGACCAAATTTTTCTCTAAATAATTCTATAGCATCTCTACCTTTAGGTATATCAATTCCTCTTTTTGATAAAATTTCTCTAGCTATTGTTCTTGTAAGACCGGTTGAAATGTTTTCAACATTTTGCATATTCTTAATTTTTTCCTCAAGTCTTTTCATTAGCTCAGACTCATCATTAAATTTCTTTTCAATTTCTTCATCAGTCTTAGGTCTATACATATCATCAATTTCTTTTTGAGCTTTTGATATTTTAGAGCTTGCATCTTCAATTTTAGTTTTAGATTCTTGTATCTGATCCATAATTGATTTACCTGACTTAGTATCAACTAGGGTTTCAATACCTTCTGATACAACAGACTCGTCTATTTTTTTAATATCTTTGGTTCTGTCGTCTAATTTTTTTTGTTTTTGACCTTCTTTAAAAGCCATATCAATTTGTTTTTTGGCTGCATTAAACTTGTCACCTAGTTCTCTTTTTGCAATGCCATAAACCTGATCAATGTTTTTAAGACCACCTGCTCTAGTTAAGTTTACAATTGAAGCTAATAATTTTAATAATGCGTTCATACTTACCAATAATACTCAAATTTCCTTTTAGGTTGTTCATCCTCTTCATAATCCTCAGGGTGTAGTAAAAAGCCTCCCTGTCTAAAACGCATGATAGCTTGTGTCATCGAGTCCACAAGATCGTCATGATCGCCAAAAGGAAAAGCTGCACACTCTTCGATGACCTCTTGCGCAAACTCCTTTTTCTTTGGAGCATATATCATAGCAGATTCAAATAAAGGTGCAACCGAGTTTACACGGGTATGTTTATCCTGACCTTTTGATGGAGAAAAGTTAATTACAGGTATCCCCATATTTCTTAGTTCGTATGTTAGAGGTAATCCAGACGCTTTGGATTCAACGATAACTGTTTCAGGTTCCCAGTATTTATATTGTTCTAGAGCCACGCGACGAAGTTCGGGAAACTCGTATCTGTCTTTGATAGCGTCTAATAATATAATACATTGTGGCCCGTCTTCTTTTGGTTTGAACACACCCCACGTTGTAATAGCACTATAGTCTGCAGTTTCTTTTTTCATAAAAGCTGTATCGTAAGATTGTATAACGTGATCCAAAGGTGGTATGTAATCTTTGTCCCAATCTACCCACCATTCTCTTTTGATGATTGCTCCTTCTTCTGACGTTGGATCTTGCATGTACTGCGCATTCCATTTGGTTAAAGGAATACTGGCTTTGACAGATTCTAAATCTTCTATCTTCCAATACTCAGGCCAAACAGGTTTACCTGATGGCATGATTGCTGGAAACTCTACGACTTCCCATTTGTCAGCTTTTGGTTCTGATTGAGCAGATAATAATCTACCGGTCAAATCTTTTTGATTCCATCTTGTCATTACCAAAATAATTGTGCCGCCTGGTTGTAGACGTTGACGTGGACCAGAAGAATACCACTCGAATGTTCGCTCAAGAGCTTGTGAGTTTAGTGCATCTTGTTCAGTGTGTGGGTCATCAATAATTAGAAGGTCAGCACCACGACCTGTGATCGCTGATCCAACACCGGCAGCATAATACTCACCACCTTGTTCTGTTTCCCATTTACCAGCAGCTTGAGAATCTTCTCTTAGTCTGGTGTCAAAGACTTCTTTATACAGAGGGTCGTCCATAAGTTGTTTTGCTTTACGACCAAACCTTACAGATAATTCTGTTGTGTTAGTTGATTGAATAATTTTTAGTTTAGGATTACGACCTACCATCCACGCTGGAAACAAGAATGATGCGAACTCAGACTTTGTATGTCTAGGGGGCATGTTTATAATTAGTCGTTTTAGTTCACCATCTGCAATTCTGTTAAATATATTTGCAATTCTTTTGTGATGTGATCCTTCTATGAAGTCAGGCCAAACATGTTTAACAAAAGACATAAAGTCTTTTTTTATGTTTCCCTTCTTATCCAGCTCTTGGATTTTAAAATATGTTTTAGTAAACTCTTTGGCTACGTCAGGTGGTAACTTAGAAGCTATGTCTAATATCTTTCCAGGGTCTTTTATATCTATCTTCATTTGAAAAAAATTTTTTATAATTTTTTTGGCATCTTATTTCAGATGTAAAATGAAAATACCATCTATAAATGTCTAAATCAAGCTTTACAACCTAAAGTAGTGGGACCCCTTTTTGTAATAAGGGGATTGATTATATAAAAAACTATTTGAGAATTAAAATGGATTGGGACCCCTCACCCGTTAGGGTGAGGGCAGAAAGGTTACGCCCAACGTTTGAGCGCCTGTTTCTTGATTAAGATCGCAGGTCCACTAACCCAGTCATCATAACCAAAAGCATATTTATCTTTTGTAAATGTCTCACGCCATAACTTAGTTGCAGGTTTGTTAAGTTCTAAACCTCTAAGCTTACCTTCCTCATTTACTATAAGATAGTCACCGTTAGGGAATGAGATGCCCTCAACATACCCACCGACGAAGTCTTGAGCCGTTTTTAGATCCGGCTCATCTTTAACATTGTCTATGATCTTTAGTTCCATA